CTCCGGAAGGCACACATAATGGCCATCAGTACCGTCCAGCATCCATTGTCGTTGTATTTATATACTTCGCGCACCAGGGCAGCCCAGTCCTTGAAATTGACGTTTTTGTTTTCGCGGTAAATAAAAAAACGGTCCAGTGCAAACTGATCTTCATCCTTGCGAACGTCCTTATATATGACCGATATGGATGGCGAATAAAATGTGGTATCCCCGTGCTCGATCAGCCCCAGATCGTCCATGTATTTGATCTTGTTTTCGGCAAATACTGCATTACTGAAGGCGTAGAAGTCTTCGTTTTGCTGGCCGAAAATGGTTAGTTCGTAGGCGACAGGGAATTGCAGCGCGATGGAATCGAGAATAGTGTCCAAATGAAACACTTTGGCATTCCGGAGAAGATACGGACCCTGACGAAACAGAAACTTTTTGAAGGCCCCAAACTCAATCATTTCGTTACTGGGGATCTCCACATATTTCGACGATCGTAAATCGGCATGATTGAGTTTACAGATACGTTTGTTCTTCAGCGGATCGTCGGAGAATACCTGAAACTGAGGTTCCATGTAGAAGTTCCCAACCTTGGTCAGGGTGCCATGTTCGGTAGCAAATACATAAAAGATCTTCTTACCGTCTTTATTCTGTGCTGCAAAATGATTGTATTTATTGAAGAACTTCTGATCGACGTACTCGGGCAGTTTTTCAATCGAAAAAACGTAATGCTCATCATCGATCATGATTTCTTCGTTGCGCTGCTGCACCTTGTTTTTTACCTTACTCAGGAAGGGTTTCAGCACCTGCGCAAAATCGGCTTTCGACAGGCCAAAACGTTTGGCAATTTCGGCAGTCTTAATCGATATGGTTGTGTTATCGAGTTTACTCAGAAATTCGGCAGCCAACTCAACAGCTTCTTTCTTCGAATCCGGATCATAAGGTTTGATGCTTTCGGCCAGATAATCAAAATAAAATGTTGAGAACGAAACGTATTCCTGATCTAATGCATAATGAGTTCCACAATTCAGCACTACGGTAAATCCATTCTCGGATAAAAACTTCATTTGCTTGATTTGCCGTTGAATTTTAATACCATCTTCCGGCGAAACTCCCTTACCTGCTTTAATTGACGCTAACTGTTCAAAGTCAAACTCTTCGGCAAAAACTAAGTTTTTAGTTATACCGCTTAGCTTTCCAATCTGTACGGCAGTTAATAATCCGGAGATAACAATCGAATTCGTTTCAAGATCAGATCCGGTATTGGCAAAAGCGGTTTCTTTTGAGGTGTAGATAAATACCTGGTCTTTTTCGCGGATGGCCGTTTCGTTCACGATCATTCCGAAAATTTCATCAGCCTTTTCTTCCTTGAAAATTCCGGCTTCTACCTTTTTGCGGTCGATACCGAATTTGTTGGCAACTTCAGAAAAGTAGGTTTCGCGGGTAACCAGATCAGGAACTTTCTTAACAGTATCAAGCAGCTCGTTAATCAGTTTTCCTTTTTCGGCAGGTTTTTGCTCAATGTCTTTCGCTGCAAGGTCGCACATCAGCAAAATAAAATCTTTCTCATTGTCCTCAATCCAGCGATACAGTTCGTCGCGGCTTTTTCCTTTGGCAAACGTGTCAGGATCTTCGCCTGTTGGCAACAGAGCCACATACACATTTAATCCCTCGGCAATACAAATATCGATGCCTTTTACTGCTGCTTTCAAGCCTGCTCCGTCGCCATCGAACAGAATGGTCAGGTTATTGGTAAAGCGGTGGATCAGCCGGGCATGTTCAACCGTTAAGGCGGTTCCCGACGTACAAATGGTATTGGTCAATCCTTGTTTATGGAAACGGATCACATCGGTATTGCCTTCAACCAGGTAAGCTTTGCCCTCTTTTATAATGGCCGCTTTGGCCTGAAATAAACCATACAATAACCGGCCCTTATGAAACAATTCAGTTTCAGGAGAATTTAGGTATTTGGAGTCGTTTTTACCCGGATTCGGGTCGAGTATGCGCCCGGTAAATCCAACCACATGCCCCATCAGGTCGAAATACGGAAACATCACCCGGTCGCGGAAGCGGTCGAAGTACTTACCGGCATCACTTTTGCTTAATAAACCGGCTTTATGCAATTGTTGCGGATTGTAACCAAGCGAAGTCATGTGCTCCAGTAATCCGCCCCAGGCAGTGGCAATACTTCCCAATTCAAATTTCGACAGATCCACCAAATCAAAATCGCGGTCTTTCAGATAATTAATAGCCTGTCCGTGGTTCTTCAGATTGTCGGCGTAAAAGGTAGCTGCAACACGGTTCATAGCGAACATCGTATCGCGCTCACTCCGCTTCTGAAGTTCATCGGCAGTCATTTCAACCTTTGGAATCTCGACATGATATTTTTTAGCCACGTATTCAATTGCTTCCGGATAAGTCATAGCTTCGTGCTCCATTACAAAACTGATGGCATTACCTGCCTTTCCGCAGCCAAAACATTTAAATATACCCTTGGCCGGACTGACGATCATCGACGGGGTTTTCTCGTTATGAAAAGGGCAAACGCCCAGATAATTCACGCCTTTCTTCTTCAGGTTTACAAATTCGGAAACCACTTCTGTAATATTGGCGGCTGACAGTACTTTCTGGATAGTATCTTGTGGGATCATTAGTGTTTGGAATTGAATATTGGTGATTCAGCGTTTGGTGTTCTTTGGTTGAATTGTTTCGGGTTACTAATTCTGTACTGTCTAAAGTTTAGCTAAACGATAGGCTCGAAATTTCCGCAGGCTCGATCCTTTTCATATCTGGTAACCGGATCAGGGTTAAACATGCATTTCCCGTGCATATTATCCTGAATCACATCACCAGGACGATGATAACCACGCTGCCAGTATGAACAGTTTTCGCACTTCCGTTCAAGTGGTTTCGAGTTACAAAGTTGGAGTGGCCATCCAATAGCTCCTTTTAACTGATTGCCATATTGAGCGGCTTCTTTGGCCTGTACTACGGTTTTACCATGAGTTGCTACTACATTATCATTCGCTTCTGTCACACCAAAAATTACTACGTGGGTTAATCCCAATAACTCACGAACTTGTTTTGCTTGTTTTATAGAAATCATTCTGATTTGTTTTTTTGAGGTTAAATAAATAAATGCTATAAGTATGTATTAATCATTTTTCTCTGTGGTTTTTACTTTTTTAAACAGGAAGAAAGCAATCATGCTATCATCCCTAAGGTAAGGGTATTTTTGTTTCAGGTGGCGGCTGGTCCATGCGGCATCGTGCCCGTAGGTAACTTCACAAATCAGGTTACTCATTGCATCCAGCGGGTATCGGAAGAAGTCGCCACGTACCACCCTTGTTTCTTTTACTCCATCAATTAAAATCATTTCAACCGGTGTTTCGGCAATGTCAATCAAGTCCTTTTGTGGCGCCGGAAATGCCAGAAAAAACGTTCCGGTATCAGGAATGTGTGCTTCAATGCGTTTGGGTTCGGTCATCTTTCTTATTCTTTTTGATGAAGCAGTTGAAACTGCAGTTTTGCAATGTTGACAATTGCATTAACATTATTGCAAACCTGTTTGGCACGTGGTATATATCCGGGATCGTTGCGAACTTTGTCAGTATCGTCAATCAGTCCCTGGGCAAGCGCCGGAAACATGGTTTTGGTTTCTAAAAACAGTAGCGGTACTTCCGTTTTTGGCTTATTAGTGGCCGGTACCCGAGTATTCATTTCTTCAGCTTCAGTTACCACCGGTATCTCTTCAAAACAAGCCAGGAAAAGACCGATCTTTTCCTCATTTTCCTTGATAAATTTCTGAGGTTGCCCGTTTATTTCGACAATTATCTCTATCTCCCCGGGATGAGAGGCGTCGAACGATTTAATAACTGCTGGTTGGTTGCGATAGTAGTAAGTTTTACCACCATTAGCCATTTGTTGTAGTTTCAGTAAGCTCATTGATTTGTCTTTTAAGTTTTATTTGATTTCGTTTTAATTCAATCAGTTCGGGCATTTCCCGGAATATCGGTTTTAGATTAGGAGACATGTGTGTAAGTTTGGATAGAATGTAATTGTCGCTTAACTCTTCGCGGCCAATATTTGCGGCTATGGCTTTATCTCTCGAAACGAGTTCCCAGTTTTCCGGATCACAGTTAAGCCGATCATCAGTTTTGCAAGCAAGAATATTATCTGAAGGAATGGGACCGTATTTTTGCTCCCAGTTGTATCGGTTTAAATGAATAAACTTTCCATTGATTTTAATATACTTGTAATGTCTTTCATAATGGCCCCATACCCTAATTTGATTTTCAGGAAATGCTGTTCGATATCCCAGGCTCCAATCATTATTTTCGTAGGTGTATCCTAAATTAAATATCTGGTTGTTTCTGACCCGTATTTTATAAGTTTCTTCATCAGTATGCTTCAACCCCAGCAATTCCTGTTTTTTCTCAACATGTTTCTTATTGAAAGTGCGATATACTTTTTCTCCGTCAATGATTCTGAATGTGCTTTTCCGGTCATTCAGCATTATTGCTAATTCAGTGTAACCATGTGTTTTATAGTTTTGATTTAGAAACTCAATATCTTCTTTACTCCATCGAATTTGAATACCCCTTCGCAGTCCTAATCTGCGACATTGGTGCAGAACACTTGATGGTTTTAAAGTATCTGATCTCATTGAATTGATCGCTTCGCATAACTGAGCATTAGTCATACTGAAGAAATTATCCTTCAGAAAATCGAGTTCGGATTGAGAGTAATAAATAGGATCAGTTTTCATTAATTTTTAAGTAAATAAGTATCGGTCATTTTCTTCAACTATTGTTGTGGTGAATGGGAATCCGCTTTCCGGCACTTGTTTGATCACTTCAATCAAACCACCTGCTCCTGTAAAAACTACATGCTTCCGCTGATCAAATGATATTTGCAGACACAAACACTTTCCGGATCCTTTCTCTTTGAATACTTTGGAGTCCTCAATTTTGAAATGATGAACAACGATCTCCCTGTTCAGAATCTTCGACATTTTGATTTTCTCACCTTCAAAAGCCTGGCTTTCTACCTTGATGTTGAATTGGCTAAACGTGTTCATGGAGTAATTTCTTTAGGAGGTTTTTACTGTCGCAATGCGAGGCCCATCCGTTGTAGGAGGCGATTGATTTGGCATTTCTGTTCTTTACCATCATCCGTGCAAAGTTCTGTTTGATGCTCTTCCGTAGCAGCGTGTGCGTGTGGCGAAACACATAACCGACAAAGTCAATCCCCCGCGCATCAACCGGGAATACCTGGTAGTTTCCTTTGATGGTTAGTTTAAGCCGGTCGTTCAGATAATTCCTGATTTCGGAAAGCAATTGGTGCAAATAAGGCTTGCTGCTTGAGAGGATTACCAGATCATCAGCATAGCGGAAATAGTATTTTACCCGCTTGTTTTCTTTCATCCAGTGGTCGAAATAGCTCAGGTAAAAGTTGGCGAAATACTGGCTCAGGTAATTGCCGATTGGAAGGCCGTCAGTTGAATCAATAATCTCATCGAGTAGCCACAGCAGGTCGTTATCCTTAATTTTTCTGCGGAGGAGCTGCTTGAGTATTTCATGATCAACATTGGGATAAAACTTCTTTATATCCAGCTTCAGACAATATTGCGTATTCTCAACATCCTTTAAAGCTCGTTTCACCGCATTGGCCGCAGGATGAATGCCTTTGCCCTTGATGCAGCTGTAAGTATCAGCGGTGAAGGTTGACACGTATATTGGCTCCAAAACGTTCATCACCGCGTGATGGGTGATCCGGTCAGGAAAATAAGGCAACCGGAAGATCAGGCGCTCTTTGGGTTCAAAAATGGTGAATGTTGTATATTCTGATGTTTGATAGGTTTTATCCTTCAGCATTTCATGCAGCTTTTGAATATTTCCTTCCCGATTCCGGTCGTGCCCGATTACTCCAGGCTGTTTCGATTTACCCTTCCGCGCAATTTCATCGGCCAACTGGAGGTTATCGATGCTGTAAATCTTCTCGTATAAATTGTTGATCCGTTTCATATTTGGCCTTTGCTTTTAATGGATCGTTTTCGCTTTCGTTACCAACGCTCCGTTAAAGAATTCGTTATTTTTTGCACTGTTGGCAAGGTCTACACTGCCAGTATCGCATAGGTGAGAGCTGACATTCGTATTCGTGTTATCGTAGTTGTAATTCGAGTTCGAAAAACTGAAACTGGAAGACAGAACTAGCAGCAACGCAGCGTACAACCTTTCTTATATTTTACTCCGGATAGAGAAAGTATTCCTGGTATTCAGTCTTGAACTGTTCGGCTATATACAAGGCTTTCTCTGAGGAGTCAGTGCAAAGGCGAGAGCCGACAATCGTATCCGCGTTACCGTAGAAGTAATCCGAGTACGAAAAACCGAAACCGGAAGACAGAACCCTGTACCAAGGGAAGTATTTGTATTGATTAGAGTCGCTCCAATCGGGTCTCCAACCGTTATTAATTGCAAGAAAGATGATCATCAGCTTATAGGCTGCAATGATCGGTTTGCGAAGATCCTCTGGGATCATTGAAACATCAGGAAGAGCGGTCGGATCAACGTTTTGCTTTGCGCAAGCATCTTCAAACGATTTGATTGTTCTGAAATCGAATACGCCTTCGACTGCTTCGCGCTCAGGCACCATTGTTTTTTGTGATTTTTTGGCCATGGTTTTATTTTTTGATGGTTAGAAATTGTTCATACAGGTCAATAAATTGCTTGGCAGCATAGTTTGATTTTGCCTCAGATTCGAAGCAAAGGCGAGAGCCGACAGACGTATTCGTGTGACCGTAGGTGCAACCCGAGTCCGAAAAACCGAAACCGGAAGACAGCTTGAAGTAAGGCCACCATTTTTGCTGATTGGTATTGTCCCAATCTAGAGTCCAGCCCTGGTTAATTGCCTTCACTACAATTTTTAGTTTTTCATAGTTGATAGTATCCAGATCCAGTCCAAGTGCGGCAAACTTGTAGTTAAATTCTTCTTCCGTAATTCCAACCTCTTCGCAGGCATCTGCAAAGGTTTTGATGTCGGTGAATTCTCTTTTTTTGAAACAATCTTCTCCAAATGTTTCGGTCAGTACATTCTGAAACCACTTAGGAGCTTCAGGATAAAGCTTTTTTGCTGTTGTTTTTTTGAGTGTTAATTCCATGTTTTAAGATTTTATTTGATATTAGAAAGCATTCTACTGATATTCAACCATCACTTTTTGAGCGTTCAGTAAATCATCTTTTGTGAAAGTAAATGGATAGATACGCCTTTCGATATCGCCATTAACGGCAAAATATTCTTGGTTATATCCAACAATAGGATTAGAACTGAAATACTTAACTACTTCCCTATATCTATCTTCCGCACTTTCAGACTTAAAATCATAAAAAACTGTTTTCTTAGGAATTGCAGGATAATCGCCAATAATGGAGAGTACTTTATTCAGTTCTATTAGAAATTGAAAAACAGTAATTCCGGCAGACAAATTGTAGCCTTCATTATATTCTTTGTTTACCTCAATTTCCTTCGACATTCGATCTCTGAGATTTTCATATTCCTTATCAAAATAATAAGTTGTATTCCTGTAATCAATGTCCTCGATTCCTGTTAATTGGATATTTGCGTAAATGGAAGATAACCCTTCAGCTATCTTGTAGGCTTTTATTAATTGCCTTTTCACTTTTTCAACGCAGTTATGTTTGTGACAATGTTTTGCGTATTTTATTTTCAGCATTTTTTTAAATTTTTGTTGATTTGAAAATGAAGCCCGAACCTATATCAATGTGTATTGCACTCCGTAATTGTAATCCCTGCTCAATTCTTTCAATGCGTTATTGGCTTCAGCATGTTCGGTCATTTCGGGAGTTACCATAATGGTTTTGGATGTCAAATCCAGATCGAGTTTAAACCCTGCTGCCTTAATTTTCCGGTTTAGGTAATATTTGCGGTCGTAGGTATTTCGGATGGTTAATCGTTGACCTTTCGCTAAATATTCGGCCGATTTGCATTTTACGGTCGCCAGTTTCTCCAGCCTTTTATTCAGATTGGAAAAATACAAATGCAATACCTCGCCTTTAACTATTGACCGTTTGCGTTTGCTGATATCAAGTGTAACCGGCTGCATCGTTGGAACATTATTAAGTTCAAATAGAATGCGTTCAATCTGCGCTTTAGGGATAATGATAGTGGCCATGTACCGAATTATAAATGATGAGTTATAAATTATGGATTTGGCCAGTTGTGGTGCTGTTTGCCATCAAGCAGATCTCCTGAAACCTTTTTGCCATATTTAGCTACAGAAATAACATTGTGCGTATTTTCTCCAACAAATGATATAATTCCTTTAGCATCATTTTCAGTTACCCATTCTGCTGGGTTTTGATCAAATGGTAACCATTCGCCCCACTGTTTAAAGAAGAAAGGCACGTTTGCTGAAGCGCATTGGTCGCGAACGGATCTTACCCAATCGGGGTGCATTGACCGGGCTTTGGGTCCCGATTCACCACCACAGATTACCCAATGTAATTCCTGAACTTTTCCGTAAGCAAAGTTTTTAGCTATAACCGATGTTTTGCAGGCTTCAGCAATATTCACACGTCCCAACATGGGTTCAATGCTTACGAATCGTTTGGCGGCTGGTATCTGTAGTAATAAAGGGATGCGTTTATTGGCTTGTTCCTGATTTTCGGCAGTAACTCCGAGCCAAACGTTTGGAGGGAAAGGTAATCCCCAGCCAACACGTTTCATTAATGGCATTACATTTTCAGGCCGTTTGGTCAATAAAATAAAAATGTGTTGACGGTATCTTGAAATCCGATCCAATACCATTTGAAACATTCCGGAAGAAACTGATTCGTGAAATAAATCACTCATCGAGCAAACAAAAACTACACGTGGCGTTTTCCATGTCAATGGTTTATCAAGGGCTTCTTTAACTAACCTTGTTACTCCAGTCCAGCCAATACTTGTCAGTTTTGAAACTTCAGAATAGTGATATCCGTTTTTGCCATGGTTTTTCAACTGCATTTGTGCGATCCGAAAAGCCATACGTTCGGCATAGCAATTATCACATCCGGGAGATACTTTTGAGCAGCCCACAATCGGGTTCCATGTTTCGGGTTTATAGCCTGGCATGTTGAGCCAGCTTATTTTATGTTGTTTGCCGCGTTGTCCGGCTTCAATCTGATCGTGAAGGTGTTCTTTTGTTGCTGACATGGGTTAAATTTTAATTGATTCGGGTTGCGTGTTACAAGTTGCGAGTTCTGGTTTTCCGGTTGTGGAGAGTATTTTGAATTCAATAACCCAAACCCATGGGTTTAAGTCCCAGCTTTTGTTGCCATTAATTTTACGCCACAATGAGCGAAAGGAGTGGTAGGCAGTGGTCATTGCATTATAGCCGCCATTGATATAGTCAAGGTAACATGGACCAATGGTACTGGATGCAAACTTTACACCTTCACGCCTGGCGTTATCTTCCGAAATATCATGCAGTCGTTCGACCCTTATTTCTACAACTTGTAACCAGATACGTGCAGCTGCTTTAGGCATATGTATGGAAGGTTTAATTTGCCAATCCCATTCTTTGTATTGTTCAATTTCATATTCATCACAACTTGCCTTATAATCAAACTTTGGCCAGGTATCAGCACCTTCTCTCAGAAGTTTTTGAGTTATAAAAGGTGGTTTTAGATATGTTTCACGCACCCAAAGCAGATCACCTGGTTGACCGTATGGGCATTTAACCTCAATGATATCAGCATCGGTAATTGCATGCATTGGATCTCGCGGCGCAAATGTGAAACGTCCGGTAGCATGTAAAAAAAGTGTTTGCAAATAGTATGCTGATGGGTCAATATTGATTTTTTCTAATCCACGGGTACGTCTAGTCATTCCCTTCAGAAAGGAAATAATGGCCTGCACCATGGGAGCGCTGAATAAAATCGGTATTTCTTTCATTGCCATACTCCTTCCGTATTAATCGCTTTTTTTGTTTCCGGAGTCCAGGTATCAACGCGGCCATCTTTATGCTCTTCAACCCATCGTTCAACGTATGATACAACTGCAGTTCTCCAGTCTTTTTGTGATTTAGTAGAAAGCTTTTCTTTCTCAAATTCGGTTTTTTGCTCACCGGCCAGATTCCGGCTTTCGGCCAGTTTCATGTACTCTTCAATTTCGCCACTCCAATTTACGCGGGGTAAATACAACCAATCGGGTTCCATGCACATCGATAGTTTATCGGCGAAGCATAGTCTGGACGGTTGTACTCCTTCTTTTTTTGCCAGAAATCGGGAGTGATATTTGGTAAAATAAGCCCAATGGAAAAGCCGTTCGTTAGGTATTTGATCAATATTACTGAAAACTACCCTTGGCATATCGAATAACCAGAACATGATATCGGCACCAAGTTTAGGGTGAGTTTCACCTTCTGGCCCGTCCATGTTTGGTTTTCCCCAATAGCCAAGGTCGTGTATAAAAAAGGCAATCCATATACGCGGATCCCACGGGAAGCCATAGAGTTTAATCCAGGCCGCAGCTACAAAAAATGGGTGTATCAGGAAGCAATGTGCTCCAAACAATACGCTTTTGGTTCCAACTTTCATTATTCTATTTTTGATTGTGATTTATTTGAGATTTCATTAAGCCCGGTCATAAACTCATCCAGCTTACCGTAAAATGTTTCGAGTACATCTGAAGCTTTATTGACATCATCGGTAATTACTTTTTCGGCTTCTTTAATCAATTTTCGCTCTTTCCGGATCGCAAAAACCGAAATTATGATGATGCCTGTGAGTATGCCATAAATTGATAGCATGATTATTTCTTTCATTAGTTCTGACTTTCTGGTTTTAAGTTTTTTTTCTGATAATTATTGAATTCTACTTGCAAGCCGTGGATAAATTCTGACTGGTGCCCTTTGTAATCTTCCGGATAAATGCCCATCGTGAAGTTTTGCACTATTAAGTCTGCGCCTTTCAACTCATTTTGGTTAATAAATTCAATGGCTTCGGTAATCATTTCGTGCAGCGAGAAGTTGCAGCGTGGAACAAGCTCGACATACTGGTCGCTTTTCAATTTCAGAAAATTCATAAAAGTTAACTTATAGGTTAATTATTGAAGGAAATTAAAAGGCCAGTGGTTGTGTGGCCGCCGGTCCCAATTGCGGTATGGGCGTGTCCAGTCTTCGCGTGCATTTAACGAATTCTGGTGCTGTTGTACTTCCTGTATAAGGTGGTTATTGTGCTGGCGTACCTGGTATTTGGTTGTCGAACAACCTGATAGTAAAATCATGCCTAACATGGCACAAATAATTAAGAGGAATGAAAAACTGACGGCGAAGTAAAACGCCTTTTTGTTGAATACTTTTCCGCAATCGGGGCATTGGTTTCCATGTTTGCGCTGGTCGAACCGGCTGCCACAGTGTTCGCATTCGTGCCATACTTCGTGGTTGCATGCAACCGAATTCTGGTGGCGGCGGATTGGTTTTAAGTGTTTCATTTTATGCTTTAACTAACGATTAATTGAGGTTCGTATTGATAAATTTTGCTGTCCCGATCAAGACATTCGAAGTGATACAGGAGTGCTTTAAACCCTTTATAGTTTGAGGTTGGAACCATGTACCTTATTTCTTCGCGATGCTTAATCCAAAAATTGGCCATCTTCTGATTACTGGAGTATTTCCAGCGATTAATTAATGGTTGAATTATTGAAATACATTCGTTAACCACGCGCTGATCGCTGCGCTCGTAACCCATTCCGCGTATTTTACCCTGAATGGAAATAAGGCTTTTGATATAGTTGCGGGCTTCAGTTGCAAACATGGTTGTGATCAATTATGAGTTGGAAAAACGTCCGCCCTTTTTAAGAGGCTCAGAGTTTGGATGTGCAGCCATATGCTCGATGTATCGGTTTTTTCGTTCGAGCGAAGTGAAAAAGACAGTGGTTTTCATGCGCGGGTCGTGCAAACGAAAAGGCATTTTGCTTACATCCGGGCTTTTTACATGTTTTACTTTCAGGAGGTGAGCATCGTTTTGTGGTTTATTGGCCAAAAACTTCATGTGCTCAACGGCAACCGCTTCGGGCTTTGTCGTTCGCTTATTCAGAATCGTTACGGGTTGCGGGTTACGGGTTACGACATTCTGCAGGCCTCCCTTCGACACGCCTGTCGGCTGCTCAGGGAGCGTCGGTTTCTGAACTTTAACCTTTGGGTGGGTTTCCCTGAATTTTCGGTTGTATTCGCGGTTTTGCAGCCTCCTGAAAGTAATCCTGCATTGGGTATCGGCACAAGTTTTTTCGTTTGTTTTGCGCATAAATGGCTTATTGCAGATGGCGCAGGTACAAGGCTCTTTTTTCATGTGTTTTTCATGGTTTATTTTATTGTATCTGCATCGCGTACTGCAATATAAATCACGCTGCCCTTTTCGGGTGAAAGGCGTTCCACACCAGTCGCAATCGTGGATTTTCATTCTTCAGGAACTAAGCAGGTTAATACCCCATCGTTAATGTCGCGCTGAACATCACGGATTCCGCCATCTTCTTCATAATAAATCAGAATTGCACGTGTTGGAAGTTGATTGAGTTGGCATACATGGTTGAATTCTTCGCGTGCGCCTTTCGAATTGGTCCACCCGCGCAATAAATAAATAGCTGTGGCATCCTTGGTAATAACCCGTTTGCATTCAGCAATCTGATCGTCGTAACTCCACGAATATGGAATTCCAAGTTTCAGTGGATTAATCACTTTTAATTCGAGTTCTCTTAATGCGCTTTCGGCTTTCTGAAATTTGGCCTCAGCTTCGGCGGTTGGTATGCCTGTCGTTTGTCCTGCAATGTAGATCATGGTATAGAATTAATTGAGTGAAAAACCATTGATTTCGTTAATTAACTGCTGTTGCATCCATACGGCGCGGTCAGCGTCGAGCACGTAGGTTTCGAAAAGAGGAACACGCATACCTGCAATCAATTCCGATTTGCGCACCAGGTATCTTCCTCTTTCTATGTGGATGCCTATGATGTATGTTTTGGTCATTTGTTCAACTCTTTTTTCGGTCACTGTTGTAAGTTTAAGCATGTTTGGTTTGTTTAAAAGCGGCACCGATAAGGACTCTACCGCTTTAGTTATCTGTTCGGGAAAAAAGTTTGGCGGGAGTATCATTCTCAGGATTGCTAATCCCGCCGAGGCATAGTCCGATTCCTAGCTTCTGAATATGCCCTAAGTATCGAAAAGTGTTTTTTCTTCTTCCATTACTTCATTGTCGAGGGCACGGAGCGAAGCGTTTATTTTATTGATCTGGCTGTTGGCACGGTCGAGCCTTAAAGCAACTTCAGGGTCGAGGGTATTGAAGCAACGGTCGATTTCGAGTTGAACACGGGCTTTTTCTGAGAGCAGCTCTTTGCGGCCAGTAATTGATCCATGGAAGAATTCGTAAAGTATGCGGTAACATTCCCATTTGTAGGCAGCCAATTCTTCGGAGTCAGATTGAATCTGGAAAATCCATCCGTAAATGTAAAATTCGGGTAGTGAAGTCATTTCTCGAAGCTTTCCATCGGCAGCTACCATTTGCTGCTCAGCAAATCGTTGACATAATATTTTATCCTCTTTTAGGTTCTGAAATTGGCGGTTCCAATTCACATTTAAGGCTTCGCAAATTGGTTTTAAAGCAATCCAGAATTGACCATCGACGGCAAGGAAATAAATCGACTTGCCATTGAACTCGAGAAATTTTTTGATTTGATTTTTCATCGAGTACAATGGTTAGAGTGATTTAATTTTGGCCTTCAACGATTCGAGGTACTCTTTATGCTCTGCGGCCATCTCAATGGCTTCGGCAATAATGTCGGTTCGGTCTTGTGCTCCCCGTAAAACACGGTCGATAGTTACGGTTGTAACATTAAACTTAACAGCCAGCTGATCTCTGTACCCCTTGGGCATAGACGTCTTTAATTTTGTTAAATCTTTATTTGTCATATGATTTAAACTTTTTTAGTTTACTTTCGTATAGTGTTTGTATAATGATTGTATAAAGTAAACTAAAAAATTTGAATAGTACACAATAAAACATGTACTATTTTAGATTAAATATATTATTTAAAATCATTTTAAATAATTAAAAGTGAAAAATATTGTAAATCAGAGACTTAAAATGTTTATCGAATATTTAGGGATAAATAATGTTCAGTTTGGAAATTCTATAGGAGAAACAAAACAATCAGTTGGCAATTGGTTAAATGATATAAAAATACCAGTGACATGTTTGTCTGAAATTGTAAGAGTTTATCCTACTCTAAATGCCCGCTGGCTCCTAACTGGCGAAGGACAGATGATTGAAGGTGAAAAAATGAATGGTTATGCCGAGAATGGGAGTTTACGTTTAGTTGAAGAAGCTTTTGCCTTACCCTATAAACAACAACTTGAAATGATGCAGAAAATGTTGGATATGCAGGAGAAATATGTAAAAGCGGTAGAGCGCGAAAACGAAGAGTTGCGAATAAAGCAAAATCAGGACTAACAACCCATGTAAAATAGCCAAAAGTGAACCCACCAGACCTTTATATACAAAATAGACAACTTATAAACTCAGTAAAATCAATACGTTGGAGGCAGGGATAGACTCCTACTACCCCGACATAGTACACTAAAACGCTTAAAATCATCTGTTTACGTTAAAAATAGACAAATTTCAAAACGTAAATAGACAAAAGTGTACAAATTGATTTCTGCTTAGTTTGTTTGTTCGGGAAAACTGATAAACGAAAGCAAAATGAAAAGAGAGAAACTTGTGAGGCTGCCAATCGTTTGCGATGCGGGTGGCGATCTTACCAAAAACTGGTTTGTCGAGTTTTATTGCCGAAATCCTAAGAACGGCAAGTTCGAACGCCAGAAAATCTATAAAGGCATTAATAAACTGCATACCGTTTCGGAACGGCGCAAGGCTTCCCAGGCATTGTGCAACGAATACACCGATAAGATCCGTAATGGATGGAGCCCATATATTGATGACCTGGTTATTTACGACGACAATCTCCAGTTTCAATCGGCCATTAAAAACTACCGACGGGCAAAGTCTCACAACGGGACTTTCAATTTTTACTCTTCCAAATTTCTAGACCATATTAAACAGAGTGTCGATCCGGAGGGAACACTGCCCACCTACCGCAGTAAATTACGTTGCTTTAATGCCTGGTTAGAAGATAAACGAATGAACGATGTGGATATCTCGTGCATCGATCAACCTGTGTTGTACGACTTTTTCAGCTTTATTATTAATGATCTGAAGCGTTCTGCTATTACCATTAAAAAATACAGGCAGATATTATCAGCGGTTTTCGATTTTGTCCGTAAAGACCGAAAACTTTTTCAGAATCCTTGTTTCGACTTGCCAACCACTAAGCGCATTAATGACCAGACCCCGCAGCCTATTCAGGAATTCGATATTGAAACTTTCCGTGATGCCATCAAAGAGCATGATCAGCAATTGTGGCTGGCTATCTCATTTGAGTATTACTGTTTTTTGCGCCCTGGTAAAGAGATAAGACTTCTGCGTATCGGTGATATCGACTTTGGACGTGGAATGATTCGCGTTTCGCCGGTTAATTCGAAAACTACGGAGCGGCACATACCCATTCCAACCCAATTTTTAAAGGCAATCAGGGAAGAATATAAGTTGCATACTTATAATAGATCACTGTATGTGTTCGGAAATACCGGTGTGCCTGGACCTAATCACCTTTCAAAAAACATACTCCGGTATCGTTTCGCTAAATTCCGTACCGCCCTGAATATGCCCGATATGTATAAGCTCTACAGCTGGAAGCATACAGGGAATATCCGAGCCGATGAAGCGGGGATTCCCAGGCGCGAAATTCAGCACCAGAACGGTCACACTTCGATACAAACGACCGAAACATATATGAAAAATAAAAGGGGAATTATTTCTGAGAATATAGTACAACGATTTCCAAGCTTATAGGCATTAGGAGGCTAATGCTGAAATAAGCAAAAATACAATCTCAACATCGAAGGGGTTATTGAATACCCGTCTGGGCTTCTTTTGATACGCAACAGGAAAACAATTATTGCTTTTTTTTGAACGTAGGATTTCGGCGCACTTTTTCAGATCGTTTAAATCGGCAGATTGACTGGCGTTTAGTTCAGACTCGTGAGGTTCATAAAAGCTGATAAATAGCTGAATTTGATTAAAAATGAATTGTTTAAAATGATACATGGTTTATTTGTTTAGGTGAAAAATAAGAACCAATGGAGGTGACTGACACTTACCAAACCGAAGCATAGCAAATCGCCGCGCATTGCTGCAACGGCCCTCCATTGGTCATATTTTGCCAATTGGGAAGTCAAATGCTATGTTTTAATTTTAATAAGTATCAGTCGCAGGCTAATATCTGACAATATTATGACAACACCAAATAAATTTTCAGTTCACGCAAACAAAAAAAACCTCCGGATCCGACAATTGCGGATCCGGAGGAAAACTAACCTAAATTAACTAACCTAAATCAAACTACTTATTCATTTCCTTAATGGTATTGTCCTTTGCCTGGCTTCCAGCCGATGACCCAAAGTAGTAGCTGTAAATCTGAGTCAGCACGGCGCTGAGAACTCCCAAAATATACATGACAATATCTTTGCTGTCACCTTTTACCGTGCTGGGCGAAAAAACCAAAACATAGAACAGCGCCAATACAATGACAACCGTACCAAGAGCCAAGAGAGGAGAAATGTTCTTAGCCAGCTTAGTAGCCTGTTCACTGGTCTGAATCTGCATTTCGCGTTGACGGGCACTGTTGATGTCGCCTAATATCATTTGCCGCTCTTCGTTGGATAGTTTTTTCATATCCAACTGATACTGCATATCAGCCTTCAAAATCTCGTTGTCTAGCTGCAGTTTTTCCTCCTTGCTGGTAATCACATTATCGAGCACTTTGCCAACCGAATTGACTAGCGTACTGGCTCCTGATGAAAATAATTCTGTTAAAAATGACATGATTTGTATTTTGTGTAAAGACGTAACATGTTACGTCTCTACGATTAATCAATTTTCTCCTAATGCCCTCAAAACCCATCCGTAGAAATACTTCCGGCTGGTAGGTCGTTTTTTTACGATGCTGATATAACGCGCTATTTTGGCCACGGTAAATGCAGCAAGGAAGTGATCAGCGTCGAATGCATTGATTTGGGCAACTGAATCGGGACCTATAACACCGTCCGGATTAATTTCGACAACCAATTGTGCCAATGATGCGCTGGATCCAACACCGGCATTGACGGCAAAGTCAAAAATAGAACTGGACACTTCCTGATTTTCAATGTTGTCAGCATTGATTTTATCCCAGAAGTTAACCCGGTAGAAATCGGAAACAGCTTCCTGAAGGTCAGTATCTTTATCGAGGTTTGCAGGGAAGCCTGCCTGACGTTTCAGCATATCGATAGTTTGCCAGCCCTCCCATTTGCTGAAAATTTTGCGGGCCACGCCTTTATAGGTTTCGCCTCCCGGATCGTCCGGATCGTTGACGTAACCGCCTTCGTGGGCGATCATCAGGTCAAATGCTGTTTTGAAGTTTGCCATGTCTAAAAAGTTTTAAGTTATAATTCAGTTCCTGTTTCTTCTTCAATTTTCTTTCTGAATAGATTTTCCAGGCCTAAAAAACCCTTCCATGAGGTGATTTTATAGCCATTTTTTCCGATTGAGAAAATTAGAATTCCGGCGATAAACCAACCAACCAGGTTGTAGGTTTGCAAATATGTTTGCTGAAAAATATCGTCCCACATGTATGCGATAATGATTAGTAGAACAGAGATTAACATACGTGGCATTGTGGTGCGCCAGACAATACGGGTACTGAACTTTTCGCCTCGCAACTTACGGGCTGCCAAATAGCCAAGGCATACGTCGATAACAAAAAGCAAAACAATAAAATTAACCATGTCTTTAATTGGCAAAAAGTAGCCGATAATGGTTCCAAGCATTCCACAGAGGATTTCCCATATACCTTTTACAAGATTTGGAAATGATAAGTATTCGTCCATAGTGTTTTGATTTCAAACATAAGCCTGAACGACAAGGATTGAAAGGACAAAAAAAAAGCGACCGAAGCCGCTTTTACCTTTTTATTTTCTGAAGAAATTGTCTCCGGCAATCTGCCTGGCTTTGTCTTCGGTTGACGTTCTGATATACCGGAAGAAGCTTTTCTCGGTGGTATGTCCGGTTAGGCTCATAATTTCGAATGTTTTCATTCGCGCTGTTTGGTACATGTTTGTAGCTGCACTTCTCCTGGCTGTGTGACTGCTAATCATTTCCCATTTTTGTTTTGTTTCGGTGACCAACTTGCCGCCTTTTGTATAGTGAAAAACGATTTCTTCAGTAAACCCAACTCGTTGACAAATCTTTTTTATGTAACGGTTAAAGTGCTGGATTGACAGTCCAGGTGATACTTCTCCATTATACTTCTGATAAATCTCACGCACATAATCGTGTAGTGGGATGGTGACCTTAACTCCTGTTTTCTTAGTGATCTTGATAATATAATCCTTCGTAAAGTTATCCCTGGTCAACGTAGAGTAATCAGAATAACGAAGGGCTGTGAGACATCCAACCACAAACAGATCCCTGATTCGTTCCTGTTTTTTAGTCAGGCCTTTAAAGTAATAGATCCGGGTGATTTCGTTCATCGAAAGGTAAACGGTGAAAATCTCTTCCGGATCAACTGAAACATCATCGTAACTACAATCAACGGCATAACCGTATTTCGCGGCTTTGGCAGCCATTGCCTTAACAAGCGAAAGTAAGGTGATGATGTACGTTTGCCTCAGATCCTTTGCCTGAAGATAGAGTATGAAGTCATCCATAAAGTCTTCGCCAACGCTGTTGGTAAATATATCGGCTTCATACTCTTCTGAGAATCCATTCAGGTGATGGATCAGCGTATGATACGCTTTTCGGTAACTTTCGCCCATGCGCTTTGCTTTTCGCTTTACGGTTTGAATGATAAACTCTGAAAATAAAACTCCGGTTTTCGGTTCGGCCTGGATGAGCCGGTTGATGTAGTCCCGTTTGCCATTGGCGTTGTGAACTAATTTTAAAGCAGTGTTCATTTCGTATGTTCTCCCAAAAGGAATAGCCTTAAGTGGGGAGCGGTTTACGAAGACCGCCAGACACGAATGTCTGAACACTTAAGGCTACGCCTCAAATATAGTTAATATTTTAATTGGAAGTTTCGTAATTTTTCCCACTTCTAAAATACGAAAAATCGGTCAAATTTCCGTTGAAATTGACCGATTTATTTAGTTAAAAATGAATCAAAAAAGGTTCAAATAGTGCCCAACTCGTGTTAAAAATTAACTGTTGTTATAGGGGTAGTTACACTAAATGTAGTTGAACCATTATAAGGTGTAAAAACAATCCTATCTGAATAAATTGTACAAACGGCATATTTAAACCCGCCAGCCATCGCATAAGAGTTTATATTGTGAATTGTACCGCCTATAACGTAATCTTGATTATCTCCGTGCTCATGGCCAGATAAGAATACTTTAACATTGTAATTAGCGCATAAAGCTCTAAGTTCTACTGCTCCGTTATCATCATCTATATGACCCCAAATTTCAGGCGATAATGAATAATGACAAACCAACACACATCTTTTAGTTCCGGCTGTTTCTAGTTGAGTTTCTATCCACGTAAGTTCTGCTGCTGATACATTTCCAGTATTATTGTAAATATCACCCTCAATAGGTTTTGCCACATAGCTTGCATAAAAGCAAATAAAACGAACATCTGCAACATCAATAATAAAATGCTGTGTAAATTGGCTTCCGTCATGATTACCTCTCATGTTATAAATCGGCGTTGTCAAATTTGCCATTACTGCATTATATGTATTTGTTTCAGATTGACTGCCTGTTGTTGTTATTTGATCTCCTGAACTAAGCGAAAATTCAATACTACGTGTATTTATATTTGCAACAAACGCATCCATTTCGCCTATTGACCAACCTATATTCCCAACATGAAAATCAGACCACCATGCAAATGTGCGTGGAAAATAATAAGGGAAAATATAAGGAGGATTACCTGAACTTGAATTATTAACCTTTATTTTTTTGCCGGCATGTGTTATAAACCTACCATCGTATTTTTTAAATAATGATTCTCCAATGTTAAACGCATATTCTAAGGCACCCATAGAAGGTGGATTATTGTAATTATTCAGCGCAAAATCTTTTATTAGTCCAATATTCAATCCCTTTCCTCTAACAGGAGAGTCTGCTCCTATCGAATAGGTTGTTTCATCGTTAGTAAATAAAGGGTTTGTTGATACAGAATTAGTTTCCTGTCCGCTAACTGCCATCCATGATGTCAATGTGGTGTAAGTAGTAATTGGTAAATCTTCTTTATACGCAAAGCTGCCAGTAGTGGAATAATAGTTATTGTAATCTAATACCATCTCAGCCAATTGTGTAGCATTGTGGTAATATATCATATGTCCGGTGGCGTTATAAAATATATTATTGCGTATATAAATATTGGTGCACGTTGACAATAAATTCCCAATCCTGATATGGTATCCCTTTACTCCATCGGGTCTTTGATTATGAGACCAAACAGTGCCAGCATTAACGCATGTGTTGTTTTCAAAATAAATATTACTCGCGGTAGCAGACGCATCGTGCCAGAATATTTCATAGCTGTATTCACAATTTTTTATCAGATTATTTCTAAAATATATATTACTCGCGGTATATGTACCAACATCTCCCTGCGGTGAAATTGCTGCGTCATAAACTTGATAAAACGTACACCTCTCAACAGTTATATTGTTTACGTCCTCCCAAAATTGAAGTCCATTACCATATCGTATTGCATAATCACCATCTTGATCTCCACCACCAATATAATTTATATCTAAATCATAAAAATTCTGATAATTGCCAGTAACTTCAGTAACGCATCTACCCCAATTACAAAATTCAAGATTTTGAAACGTCACATAATCAACAGAATTTGAAACAATGGCATTTAGCGTCCATACGCATTCAATGTCAGAATATACAGATGCAGGATTACCAACTGAATACATTCTTATTCGATCATTTACATAGTCATACCAAAATTCGCCCTGTGAATCAAGTGTGGGAGTAGCTGACATAATTTTAACACCAAAACTTTCATTGTTGTTAAAAATAATATTTGCGACATCAACGGTAAAAGAAGCATCGCTATTCTGCCAAATATTTCCACCCTGATCAACCCAATCATTAGTGCTGTTTTCTTCTTTTGACCCTAAAAATAAAGGTTTTGCTCCTGTGCCATACGCTCCATAATACACATTTGAAGTGCTATTGCCGCCGTGAATAGTTAATGATTCACGCCACACATTCCCGCAACTAAATAAAATAGAATCGCCGGGTACAAACGAAGTGCCTGATACTTTAGCAACGGTAAGCCACGATTGATCCTCTGACAATCCAGTATTTCCATCATTTCCAGCAGAACTCACATAATATACCCCTGCATTTAATAAGGTTGAAATACACAATAGAAGTATTGTTATTACGTTTTTCATGATTATTGATTCCACGGATAAGTATTTCCTGCACTTTCTTTAGTAAATAATTCTTCTATGTTTTCGACAAGAAGCGATGTATTCCAAAAATGAATAGCATCAATAGATCCAATAAGATAATTCCCGTCAGCTCTGCCAACATAAGAATAACTATTTACATTGTATTCTATATCAGCAGCAAAAGCAATTGCCGAACCTTCCTGAACACCGTTAATATACATTCGTATATACGCACCATCAACAGTAACCGCACAATGCACCCATTGACCCGTATTTACAGATGTTGTGCTTGTTTTTGTGATTTTGCCTATTGATACTCCCGTTGCTTGAAATCTTAACTTATTAGATGTCATATCAAGCCACCAGCCTTTACCTGTACCTCCGTCCATATTTCCAATAATACCAGAATTGGCAGTTGCAGTAGTTTTAATCCATGCCGAAACTGCAAGTTTAACTGGAGAAAGTGATGTGTTGTTAGTGCCAAGTGCGATATATGTTCCAGAACCGGCAAAGGTATAGGCAGTACCAATCTTTCCGGCTTGTTCCCGAACAACAGCACCATTAACAGTTCCGTCATCAGTTCCTATACTATCATTCATAACACCTGACCCTTCGTCCATATTCCAACTGGCTACTAAATTATTAACTAAAACACTTGTTCCTGTGAGAATACTATCACGAACCCCAACACCCGTGGCAGCATACCAATAGCTGCCTACTTTAAAATATAACAACTTGTCAGATGAATTAATGTATATATTGCCAGTTGTCGGCATATAAGGCAATACTCGAATTGTATCAGAAGAAATAGATGAATCTGGAATTGTATCTCCCAATGATTGTTCAATTAAATAAATACCAAGTGCCGTTTTAAACGCGGCTTTAGTTGCTTCCGACATTTCACTAGGCTTCTTCTGTCCAATAGCCGTAAATGTTAAAAGTACGGCTACAATCAATAATATACTTTTCATTTTTATTGTTTTAAATGGTTAATCTTCTTCAATTAATATTTCATTACTATCTTCTTCAGTCAGATACATGGTTGTATCTTCCTCAGTGAGCCGGTTAGGTGGCAAATTTGCCGCTTGTTGAACCCTCGATTGTATTGCAAGACTTAATGATCTTGTTAGCATAGCCGTAGATTAATAGATTACTACTATACCCATATCAGCAGTAGTTCCGGTTAACCAAACACGTTTAACCCTGAACGCTGATATTTCCTTCAGATCAAATGCTAGTGTGCTATCGTTACCATTTACATCTGTAACTTTAACGTTACCTGCTAAAAGTCGTGGTTGAATATATCCCGGATGCGCTAAATCAACCGTGTCAGACAATGCGGCTGCCACACATCCATCACAAACACCTACGTTGGCAGGAACAGGACTGACTGTCACTGGATTTTCACGCAATTGTGTATCCGTTAATCCGCCGGTGACGTTGATGGCAACTCCTCCCGAAAAAAAACCTGTCATTGCTCCGTCTAATTCTGTATAATTAGCGTATGGCTGGCCGTTTTCTTTCAAATAATCGGTTATCGGCCAGTTTAGATCAATCACCTTATCCTGATTGAGCCGGTCGATAATTGTAATTGTTTTTCTGTCAACCGATGGATCAATCCCATAAGTGCCCGTTGACCGTATGCTGCCAGATGATGGTCCATAGATTGGAGCACTGTCAGAAGCCCGAAAAAACAGATATTTCTTTGCCATGAGATTTTGTGTTAATTGTTCGTAAAATGATGATCGAAGATAGAGTGAGGGTTGAACGATTGAAAGGACAAAAAAACAACAGCCCCACCCCAGCCATCCCCAAAGTGGGGAGGGAGTAAAAACGCTCCGAACAATCAATCCGGGTTCAGCGATTTTTAATCGGTGATGTAAAAGCGCGGTTAAAAACCGCGCCACCCTACAGCTTATACCCCTTCACCTTTACCGTCCCAATCTGGTCGCCTTTAAAGTCGCATTCAAGTTCTTCAATCAGGAATTTGCCGTGGCGGGTGGAGTAAGGTTGTGTAATGTTCCGGATGATATAATTGAGTTCGTTCAGCGGAAGCAGGAATTCACCTTCAACGGGCAGGCGGGTTGCCCAGAACCTTGACCAGTTGGCCCAGCGGCGGGCAAACAGTCCACTGGATCCATCCATCAACAACATAGGATTATTATCGATGCCTTGATAAATGCAGCGCAGTTTGAAATCGGCCCACAGGCTTTTCATACTCTTAATGTTTCCTTTCTGGCGGACAATAGGGTTATTGTTGATCATGAAAATAGGGGCTACCGAAGTTTTAATTTCTTCAATCTCTTTATCGCCGGTTCGGTAAAAATAGGCTTGCGGGCCTATGCTTGCCTGTTTCCACTCCAATACGTCGCTCTGAATATCAATAATCGATTCGGCAATCTTTTTTTCGAGAACGCTCCAGGTATATTCGTATATTTTATTTTCAGATAAAACCATTCGTAGTTCGCCCATAAACGGACTTGGGATATCGGCCAAGTCGGCAAAATCCTGAACGGGCGTTCCAAAATCGGCGCGGCGATCGGACAAATCGTGCCAGTCGTCGGAAAATGATGAATCGTTATCATCCATTTCCTGCATAAACTTCAGGATGAAATCTTTTTGATCGCCAAGTATCCAGTCGCCCATAAAATATTGATCCAGATCGTAGGCTTCAGCATCGGGGATGGCATTGCGGTCGATGACGCGAACGGTGCGGTCGGTTAAAAACTGAAAAATAATGTTCTGCCAGTTTTGCAATCCGAGGATAAAATCTTTGAGCGATACTTTCGGCAACAGTGATGCGTAATCAAAAGTTCCAACCGACCAGGTTGTATTGGTGATAAAGTTGGCAGCCACATTCTCCATAATGTTTAAATAAGAATTCCAATGCGGCGCATTTTCCCTCGATACCGTGAAAGTCTGGTACATCAGGTTATAATTGTTGTATATCAATAGCTTCAACAGGTCGGTACTTTTCAGGAAATTGGCCGTATCGTCAATAAAAAAACCACATGATCGCAGCAATTCTTTAGTAGCAGAATGAAGGTATAGTTGTGGTGAAACAACCACTCCTTCGCCAGCAACATCAATCGCGCCACCCGATTCGCGGTTTACCTTACCATACTTGTTTGTTTTGAATAGCGTTGAAAGCCGGTATTCCATTACCTGCCTGATCTGAGGATCGCTATTTTCATCGTAATACGGGTAATCCACATTCTCCTGACGGCCTTTTCCTTCCCAAAAATCATAATTTTCAATCAGTTCGGCGGCATACGTGTCGGTTTCAGGGTCGTAAGCCGATGCCATTTTGTTGACGAATGTCTGATCTTCGGGCATGGCGATGTCGGTAATAAACCGATCGCGCTCTTTGCTACCCAATACACCAAGTTCGCTTTGTAGCCAGCAGCTATATGTTTCGGTGGTGGCATTTGTAATTACCAATGTTCCGCTCATAAGTAAAAATCCGTTGAACCGGATGGCAACTCCTGAATACCTGCGGCTGGAAGGAAGCAGATCAAAACGCTCAAAACGTTCAGGGTTGCCAAATTCGGCGCGGGTGTATTCGTTTACCGAAATTTCCAAACCTAAACCCACATCGCCGGGTATGGCATCCATAAAACAGGCCGGGTTAACCCATTTGAGTTTGACCGAGAAATCGGCGTCGGTAACGATGGTATTCGCGTTGTGGTGAAGAGTGAGCATGGTTTTATTTACTATTTAATTATTTACGATTTACTATTTTATGTGCTTAGCGGTTTTGAACCGCTTAGCACATGCCAAGGTTTAATCAAATGTAAATACGACTACTTCGGCGGCAAATTTGGGTTGATCACCAGCATCGACAGCCAGTGGAGTAATTTCGCGCCAGGCAATACGGTCGGCTAAACCCGCGCCTGTGTTGTTGCGCCAAACTTCCACGTATTTTACCGTTTCGGGAGTTGCTGTGCACGCTCCAAAAAGCAACTCAGCAACATTCTTAATCACATTGGCCGTTACCGACCATGCTCCGGAAGTACGTGCCACGGCTATTCCTTTTGCCACATAACCGGTGTAGGCGCACTCGGTTCCAACGGTGGCATCGTTAGCCACAGTGGCATCGGTACACAGGCGTAAATATAAACTACCGGCTACGGCTGAAGGCTGTAACCCGGCTGCATCGCCTATACCGGCAATGGCAACATTTTGAAACAAAAGTTTCATAAATTCATTTTCGAAGGTGTCTGATGCGTTACTCATGATATTAATTTTTAAACGTTATTATTTCCAATCAGCAGGTATGTCTGCATAATTACTAAGTGACGTTCCGCTATTTCCTGCGCCTGAATAAACCGACGTTTTTACCGGTGTTCCAGTTCCAAAAGAACAATTCCATAAATCAGGAGCTTCGCCTTGCGTTCCTGAAAAAGAAGCTCTGGTAAAGCATCCCTGAAAATCGATTGATTGATTTAGAAACCTGGTACTCTGTTCGCCATCGGCATAAAATATATTGCGGTTTACCTGAAGTTTTACACAACCGTAAAAGCAGAATCTAAATGTTGTGCAACTCGTGTTGTACTTAAATAAATTGTTTGGAACTGTGGCTAAATTTGAACAGCCGTAGAAAGTATTTGCAAAACCATACCCGCTAACGGCAGTATTATATCTAAATAAATCGTCAGGCACTGTAACCAAACTCGTGCAACTATGAAATAAGGAATCAAAACATCTATATCCGGCCAATGTATTGTAGCGGAACAAATCAACTGGCACCGTGGTCAAGTTTGTACATCCCTGGAAACATTGTGAAAATGCTTGTGTGCTTACTAGTGTGTTGTAACGGAAAAGATCAGTTGGAATTACAGTAACTCCAATACAATTCGTAAACGTTGACATAAACCCATAGGAAGTAACTGCAGTATTATATCTGAATAAATCAGTTGGAATTGCAGTAAGTGCATAACATGATCCGAAAGTTCCAAAAAATGCATAAGAAGTAACCGCAGTGTTGTATCTAAATAATTCTGTTGGAATTGTAGCCAAGGATTGACACCCGAAAAATGTATTGTAAAATGCTTCGGATGTAATACCAGTATGATTAACAAAAAGTGTTTCTGGTATTGAAGCTAATGAAGTACATCCGTTAAAAGTACCTTTAAATTTAGTGATACCTGCTGCTCCTGTAATTGGGCCATCAGGGAGTTCATTCAGGTTTTCAGCCTGCCAAAAAGCATTCTCCAAGCCCAACCCGGTAAATCCAACATTGCCCCACTGTATGACTTTTGTAATTTTTCCACGAATAGCTGCATTTGCGTTAATATACCAAGCCTCACATGTTCCCAAAATTTGTATCTGGTAAGTTCCTGCAGCATAAGTGTGGGTAGCATCAGCATCATCATATGAAGTTACTGTTGATTGAGATCCGTCGCCCCAGTCAACCGTCATGTCGTAATTAAAACCAGACCGCAATGGCAAGGTAAATGAACCTGCAGTCATATTCCATTCTGTAATAAACGCATCAGGATCAATAAAAGGAGTTAAGGCTGCGCTCATTCCCAACGACAAACCAAAATCTGCAGATAAATTTTTGTACGCTGAAAGTTCAGCTTCCATGCCCAAACTAAAATCTGACTGAGCAGCGCCCAACAACTTGTATTTTGATAATTCGGCTGCCATGTTCAATGCAAATTCAGCAGCTGCTTCCATTAAAACTTCACGTTCGCTCATTACGCAGCGCTCGAAACACAGGTGGATCCGCTTGTTGTCTGTTGGCATCCCCGAAACCGTTGCATATAGTTTGTTTGAACCGTTCACGCCTAATGTCAGAGTTAAAGCTGCATCGGTTATAAGGTCGGTTTGCAAAACCACATCAACAGCATCGGAATAATCGAAGCTCAGGAGGCTCATCAGGGTAATAATTGTATCGGTAGCTTTATTACGGACCATCACCACGGCTTTGAATTCGCCGCACTGTTGGTTATAGGGCAGTACTGACCAACTTGATTCAACTGTTTCGGAGGCGTTGGCTGTATTTTCGATTAATATGCTTTGATGATTAAAATCGGTATTGGTGCGAATGACCTGGGAGATGGATTGGTATATGTTGGTGGTATTGTTGACAATCTCGTTGTTGATGGCCGATACAATATCCACCGGATCGCGCCACAAACTATCGATAAGCGTAGCGAACATGCCATCGGTTAATGGCTTCCGGAGCCGGTCGGTAAAGAGACGTTTGAGTGCGAGAAGGCCTAGTTTCATCTACTTATTTACTATTTATTTATTTACTATTTACGATTTAAACCCCATTGCGCTGTTCGAAGCAGCCAATTGTAAATCGTAAATGGTCTAATTGTACATTTACGCATATCGTGTATTATGTGCCTCCAGCAGTTCTAACTCTGTGCTGTGCAGATCTTCCATGCTGTCGCTTAATAGTTTTTCGCCATTGGTGAGCATTACAGGCCTTAATTTTCCGCCGATTAACAACCACAGGTTATAAGCCAGATACACATCAACGAGCGCGACCATTTCTTCAGAGCTTTTCCATCCGGTGTTTATCTTCCATTTTTTGCGGGCTGTGCGGCTGGTAGCCAATAGTGTACCCACACGCGACGACTGTGCTGATGACATGGGCTTAAATCCTTCCGTGCCGTTGGTTTCAATGCTGTTTTCGACCGCACCGGAGAGCCAGAGCACATCAACCCCACTTTTCCCGTTTGCTACAAAAAGGTAATTGTTGTTTTCTTTATATTCGTTATCGACGTAGAAAGTCCGGCGTTCGGATACTTCGCCCACCGAGTCTTCAATCCAAACTTCGAAACTTTCTATCTGATAGTATTCTCGGCCCACAAACGCGGGATTGATGTTGATTTCCAGTAATCCTGTATTGGGATAAATGGTAAAATTTTGAGTATATGGGATGTGCCCGACCTTATCGGGCGTAGTGATGTCCATATACAGGGTGCATTCGTGGTTGGCGGTCCACTGGCCCAGATACCACAGTTTTACTATCTGGGTGGGCGACACCTTGGTATTGTTGGGCTGATTGGTCAGAAATTTACCGGCTTCTATCCACGAACTGTAGAAGTCGGTCATGGCATCGTTCATTTCGCCAATCTCGAAATCAGACAATCCACCCTTCAGGATTCGAAGGTCTGAGTCCACACCGTCAATAGCGGTAACCCGGTCGCCATTGGCATCGATGTAAGTTTGTCCACATTGAACATTGATGTTCAGGATAGATGGCGGATGTGGAACGATACATCCAACGGCTGGCCACTCGAATTCCTGAACGACGGGCACGTTTACCAATCCGGAAATGTCAAATAGGGCTGTACCAACCGAATCGGGTGTAATGGCATCGGGTTGCGGGGTTGGTAAAACTGCGTCGTTGTCGGTAATTTGCAGCAATAACTGATAATTGGTAGCTCCTACTGGAATTTCGGCGCCGGTAACCACAATCCAAATCGGGTTTCCGGAGAGCTGGACTGCGCCTGATGGGATGTAGAGGATGAGTGCCATTGTAATATTTACTATTTAATTATTTACCATTTACTATTGACGAATGTATGGTGTGGGCTGGGGCGGAGAAAGGACAGTAATAAGGGTGCAGCGATTTTTAATTGCTGATTGGAAACGCGGTTAAAAACCGCGCCACCCTATAAGCCCCGGTTTTTGTTGATATCTTCCCAATCGTCGAGGTCTTTTTTGACCTGTTCGGTATAGACAATCAGCTTCTTTTTAGTGAATTCTTTTATTGCAGCGATTAGCTCTTTGGCTGTAATATTATCCATTTGGTTGGGATCCTGAAACGAGTTCGGGATGACGGGAGCAGCGGAGGAGTTAGAAGCATAACCGCTGGATGAATAACTTCGATTTGACTGGCTGGCTTGTATGGCTCCGCCGGTTGGGGTGTAGCGTGTTTGGCGCAAGTTTTCGAGTCCGGCAATAATGGATCCGGTAAACGGATCGTTAACCATGGAGGCGGTGGCTACCCATTCGCCTTTATGTACCACTCCTGCAGGTTCGTATTTTCCACCCGGACCGGTATAACCTCCGGTGGCAAATCCCTTAATGGTTTGGGCAACTACGGCGGCAATACTTACACCGGCACTTACTGTATTAAGGGTTACCCATGGCTGCCCGAATGTTAGCGGCGAAGCTGCTACGGCCTTGGCATTGGCAATGGCTGTATTGAATATGATTTGAGCAATTGCAGCAGCTTGCTGAGCAAGAAACAAAGCCTTGCCAATGGCAGATTCTTTCCCGGCCAATTCGACCAATGAGCCAAATAAGGTATTGGCAGCGCCAAAAATAGCATCTCCAATTTCTTGACGGCGATTGAGTTCGTCAATCTTAATCTGTATTAGTGTATCGGATAACCGGCGTTCGGCCTGTGCTATCAATACGGCGTTTCCCTTGGCATCAATCAGGTCCTGGTTGTATTGTGCCTGGGCAAGTTCGCGCTCGGCTGCCCATCGTTCCTGATCGCCTTGTGCCTTTGCTTCGTGAATAAGGGCTGCATCCATCTGTTTCTGAAGCGCAGCGGCATTATCAAAATCGGACATGGCTTTGAGATGTGCCTTTTCCTTTTCCTCAATCGTTTTATTGATGGTATCGTTCAGCGCAATTTCCTGAACGGATAAATCTTGTTTGTCGAGCAGTTGTTTTTTGAGGGCTTCAATTTCTTCTTTGAAACGTTGTTCCTGAATGGCTTTTTCTTTGTCAATACCATCTTTTAGATTATCAATTTTAGCATCGGCCAATTCTTTTTGTGCTTTTTCGAGAAGGTCTTTAACTGTTTTTTCGGCTGCAACTTGTTTTTCGAGGAGTTGCATCTGAGTTTCCTCGTATTCTTTGCTGCCAGCTTTATAAATCGTTAATTTTTTAGCAAGGAAATTAAGTTCAGCTTGCAGTAAATCTGCGTTATATTGATCTTCTGAGCCTTTCGTTTCGAGATGTGTTTTTTTAATCCATGCCATTTTTGCATTGTATTCAGCTTCTGCCGCTTCAATGCGTTTTTTGATTGCTTTATCGTCTGCTTTTTCTCCGGATTCGCCTTGTTTGGTGGTACCCAATTCGTTCAGCGCATTGATTTCTTTCTGAATGGCCTCTACTTTGGCATTTCGTGCGGCGACTTCGGCTGGAGTAGTGGCAATAATGGCTTGTGCGTCTGACAATTCTTTTTCTTTTAGTTTTATCAGATCCTGAGCGGCTTTATCGCCACCACCATCGCCACCGTTAAGTAAATCGGCAATAGCCTGTTCTTTGGTGATACCCAATAACTTTTCGCGCTGGAGTACCAAGTCTTCCTCGGCTTTCGATAGATTGTTGTAGGCTGTTTTTGCAGTGTTTGATGCTAATATTGCTGCATTGCCTCCTGACTTTACAGCATTCCAGGCATTTTGCCAAAACGTGATATCGGCACCTTTGCCTGACTGAAGGTCGAGTAACTGTTTTTCAACTTCTATCAGTTTTTCTTTGGCTGCCTGGGCTTTGGCATTTTGCAGAAGCGAATCGGTATAATCTTTTATGGCTGTATCAGCGGCTTTGGTATTAATGGTTTCGAGCGAAAGAAAGCCCAGGTATTTTGGAGAAATAGCATTTAATTGCTGGATGGCTTTAAACCGGTCGAGCTTTGACAGTTTTTCATTGCGGGCCATATCGAGCAAGCTGCCCAGTTTAATTTTTTCTTCAACGATGTTTTTTTGCGCTTCCAGGTTAATGTCGTTGAGCATTAGCTGTGCTTTTTGTGCGGAAGTAAGCCTTCCGGTAAGCATAACCAATGCAACACCCAAAGCAACTACTGCAGCAATAACAATACCGATCGGATTGAGGCCTGTAGTAATATTAAACATGCGCATAGCGGCTGTTGCGCGTCCGATGTTTCCGGTTAAAACAGCCTGGGCAGCGGCCCATAAATAGGTAGCTCCCATTTGAGCTTTATGCCAAAATACCTGAAGTTTATCGAGGGCAATGCTAATCAGCTTTTCCTTATTCAACCGTGCTTCCCACATTGCATGTAATTTGGTGGCAATGGTATAGGCTAATAAAGCGCTGGTTATGGTTACAATCATTGTTTTGTGGCGAACAAAGAAATCGATGGATATGGTTAATCCTTTAATGAGGTATGATAAACCATTGGTGCTGACCTGAAGTGCAGGTGCAAGCTTTTCTCCCAGGGCAATGCTCATGACATTCAACCTATTTTTTGCCTGTGCGAGTTTAGCATTGTTATTGTCGGTATTGATGGCTGCCTGTTCGAGGGCTACATTGGTGCCGGTCATAGCTGCTTCGTAATTTTTCAATTCACCCACATTGGCAATCAGTATTTGAGCGGTATTGATGTTTTCAGTACCGAATTTTTTAGTTAGCTCGGTAACAGAATAGTTCTTTTTACCCAGATTTTCGATAGCTGTGGACATGCCAACAATGGCAGGATTGGTATCGTCTGCCCCGGTCTGCAAATCGAGAAGAACTCCTTTTAATGAACGTCCGGCAATTTCGGGTTGGGTAATACGCGGAGCGAGAGTTTCGATGGTGGCAGCCAGCGCCTCAATACTGATATTAGCCAATGCTCCAACGGTACCGGCTTTTTCGAATGCTGCAGTCAGGTAGGGTATTTCTCCGGCACCAGCTTTTGATCCGGCTGCCAGTACATTTATTATCCTTCGAGCCTGATCGGCTCCAACGTTGTACTGGTTCATAACCATCGTTAATCCTTCGATGGCTGGTTGCAATTCTATTTTTGCAGCGTTGGCCAATATAATGGCTTCAGTAGTTACGGCAACGAGTGCTTCTTTATTTTTAAGCAGTTCGGGGCGTGCTGATCCGGTTTTAGTGAAGGCGTCGATAATTTCCTGAGCTGATTGTGTTACCCTGATTCCTCCCTCCAGGGTTGCAGTGGAAAGTTCTTTTGCTTTATTACTTAACCATTCGAGATTGTCGCCTGCCAAACCAGTTAAAGCTGATAGATTGTCGACACGTTCTTCGTAGTCGTTAAAGGTTTTAATAAGTTGCTTAAATCCAAAAATCAATCCGGTAATGGAGGCTATCCCTGCGGTAACCATAGTAAAATAACGGTTAAAGCCATCAGCCATGCCTTTCATACTCCACGATTTCTGTATGTTCTGTACCTGGGCATTGTGCTGTGCCAATATTCCCTGCAGCTGTCTCATTTTGCGGGTTGCAGCCTCGTATTCCTTCGAGCCGATAGTCATCAGCTTTTGTGAGTTGACAATTTTTGTCAATTCGGCACGGATCGATTTAACATTATTGGATACCTCTTTGCCATCGACATTAATGTACAGGTTTATTCGGCGGTCGTATGATTGTGCCATCTTCGGAATTTTGAATGATGAATTTTGAATGCTGAATCAAAACTAGAGCACAATGACGCGCATGGAAAGGACAGGAAAAAAGTGGTATCCTTTGCCGTCCCATTTACGGGACGGATAGATGTATAAAAACAAAAATGGCTTTAGCCACAGATAGGATGGGGCTAAAGCCAATTGATAAGATGAATATTTGCATGTCCGTTGGCTGAAGCCAACGGCAAAGGATATTACCGCTCTTTCAGAAGCCAGACATATTCATTCCCGGTGTAATGTAGTTTGAAGCCAAAGTCTTCCATGGCCATTTTGACTTTTGATTTAGAGACGTCGGTGGTTGATTCCATTTCGTCGATCAGATCGAGGGTGGTTTTATGGTCGGTGCTTTCGGGAAATGTTTCGGCTGGGGCGTAGCGGTCGAAAATAAGGGCTACAAGCGATTCTTCTATGGATGGTTTGTTGTCAACCGTTTTTTCGTCCACTTCATCGTCGATGTAAGCTGTACGAAATCCTCTGATTACTGGTTTTTTATTCATGGCAGAGATTTTTAAAAAACCCCGATAGCGGATCGCCAAATCACATTTCAGTGGCCATAACGCATTACTGAAAACGCTATCGGGGGAAAACCTTGCCTTCAGCGCGTCATGACTTTTTATTAAATGTGATTTGGCTTTGTAAAGATAGGTATTAAAGTGGAAAGAAAACCCGGTGGATAGCGCGGTTTTTTAATCTATAAAACGACAAATATATATCCTAATGCAATGGCTATAATAATGATCAGGGATGGAATAAGGAAAGGTTTTATTCGTTTTTGCCAGATTTTATCTAATAGGTCGTCATTCATTGTGGAGTAATTTTAAACTATCGGGATTAAAATTCTTAACTGGCAATACCAGGTTGTGATAAAGCGTTCCGTATTGCTCTCCGGTTCCGCGGAGGTTGTCTAAATGAAAATAGATCATTTTGGTTTTTGGGAAATGAAATGAATCGGCAACTGCCTGATACTGGTCGGGGTGCAACTGACGAGATGTTCCTATAAAATACATTTCGTACCTGACTTCAAACCATTCGCAAACTGTACCATCGGCAAGTGTTACTTTATATTCTTTTTTGGCTTTGGGTTTATCGTCGGTGCAAAGGTTAATTAATGCAAGTGAAATGATAATGATAACGATAATCAGGATGACTTTTTTCATTGGGTAAGTTTAGATTGTTCAAGTTTTATAAGTTTTTGTTCCAGTTCTTCGGTTTTAAGCCAGTCTCCTTCTTTTTTGGCTTTTGAAATATTGCTTTGTATGTTTTTTCGTTGGCGCTTATAGGCTTCATCAGGTGATTCTTGTTGCTGAATTTCTCTAGCAATATCTTTTAGTTTATCAGCAATGTATTCACCTTCATTTTCACGGGCATTTAACCATTTTACAGCAGTTGAAGGAGTTTTGGTAATTAGTTCAGAATTAAACTTTTGGAAAGAGGATTTTTCTAAAGCTTCAATTAGCAGATTTGTTTTAAATTCTTGATAAATATGAGGGTTATAGATTATCATTCGATAATACTCAAGTAATTTTGCATAACTATATTGGAAAATCTGATCAGATTCAATCAATTCTTTAAGTTCAGCATTTCGGATGGATTCAAGTTCACGCGACAGATCCATCAATACTTTATACTCTAAACGGCTATTTTCCCAGTAATACCAACTTTCTTCACGCTTGTCTTTAATATATTTTTCGATTTGTTGAAGTGATTTTCCCTGATGATGATTTTTGTATGCCAAGTACATTTCATCATGCTCACCTCTAGTTATTCTTTCCTTTTTTTCATTGTCGCTTTTAACAATGCTGTCAGGGTATTGGATATATTTTTCAGGAGGTTTTTTGGTTGATTTGGAAGATAACGCAATAATTAATACGATAGCGAGGAATAGTCCGAACCATATCATAGGTGTTTACTTTTGGTTTATCCAACTAAGTTATGACAATTGGATGGAATAAAAAAACCTGCATTTGTAGGTTTACAAAATCTTCATTGCAGTTGAGTTTACCACGGCATCGGCATTGATTCGTGCAAGGCGGTCGGCCAATTCGGGCAAATGTTGATCGAGAACCGGGTTAAACCATTCGACGGCAATACGTGGATGAACCTGCGGGCCTTTGGCGGTTCGGTTGACAAAGCCATTACCGGCAGCATGGTAACCGCGGCCAACTCCTTTATGTACAAATACGCCGTGCCGCTCGAATTTAAAGGCTATTTTGAAAATGCGATCAACATCTTTCTGTGTATAACTGCCAATTGATTCAGCCAGTTTCTTCTCGGTTTGGCGGCCATGGTCGCGCAAAACGAAGGATTCTGTTTTGCCATCGGAAAACCACCGGGCACTGGAGCGCAATGCACGGCGAACTTTGGGAACCCACATTTCAATTAGTTCGTTTGAACGAACGGTATCAAGCATATCCTGAAGGGTTTCCTGCTCGGTGCGGTTAACCAGGATAACTGGTTTGTGATTGCCTGCTATGGATCGGCCTGTGCCTATGCGATTGCCTGTTTGCCGGTTGATTCCGTCGTTCTCTCTGTTTGGATCGTAGCCCATTTTTTTTATTTACTATTTTTTGATTTACGATTTACTATTTAACCCCATTTACGTTCGGTTTTTCTTGTTCCTTGTTTTTCTGTTTCTTATTTATAAATGTAAAATATCGAATAAGAAATAAGGAATAAGAAAGTTTATTCTTCTAACCACTTTGCAGGATCCACATCGTTACTCCGGGGTGATGTAAGTACATAGGTAAAGCGGATTCCATAACTGCCATCAATTTCGTTGGCAATGAGGGTGGCCTGTGAGGTGCTGAACTGGAAGTCGCGGATTACCGGCGTTAACGGGTTGCGTTTATCGGTTTTCATGCGCACGAGTATTTCGTCACCAATTTCTTCCATGTGGTCCCAAACTGCATGGATGGCTTCAAAATCGGAGGAGTCGGAAACATGATCGAGTAACATAAACGCTCCGCTTCGGTTTTTTAGCAGATTGTCTGATTTGCTGTCGGTAAAGTCGTAACCATAACCTTCCAGAATCAGGAACGGGTATTTAACGTCAGTACGATTGATACCGGCCAGTACTTCATCCACTTCCATCCGAAAGAAATGTTTTTCCTGATCGGTGTGCCCAATGTCAACGTGTGTACGGGCAAGGTTTTCGAAGTAGGTAACGAGTTGTGAGAATTTTGCAGCCATAATATTTATTTTTAGGAGAGACGCACAGCCGTGCGTCTGTACATAAATTAATTTTTTCGTCGTGCATTTTCCTTGTATTTGCGGGTCATGTAGGTGAATATGGTGTTGATGGGCTGATTGGCCCAATCGTCGTTGTGCAGGATATCGTCGCCTACAAAGTTTTGGAAGATCTTAATCCAGACGGAAGAGTCACGGGTTACGGGTTCCGGGTTGCGTGTTTCGGGTTCCGGGTTCCCGGTTAATTCTTCTCTTTTTTGGAAGATCAGCGGGTAGGCGAGGCTTAGCCATTCGTGTATGAGTTGCCAGTTAATGGCAATGGCTTCGCGGGTTGTTCGGTCGATCTTGCCAACTGCTGCATGGCGTTTCTGTATGCATTGTTCATCAAACTTTTCATCTTTCAGGAGATATAGAGCAGCGATGAATTTATTGAGATCTTCTTCTTTTTGCGAATCCTGGTAGTTGCTGAAATAGGTATCGGCAAAGATGAACTGGCCAAAGGTGATGCCTTTTAATTTGGGGCTTGGGGCGTGGAGCGTGGAGCATGGAGCTTGGGGCATGGAGTGTGGGGCATGGAGCTCGCTGATTATAAACTCGTGATACGCTTTGTGGTCGCCAACAAATTCGAGGTATTCCATAAGTTTAAAGCGCTCGTAATCGTCGCAGCGGTTGAAAATGTGTTTGCCGATGCCTGACATTGCTGATAAAAATTCGACATCGGTGGTGTGATTTTTATAAAGTCGGGCTATGGCAATGAGCTGTTTGGCGCTGATTTCGCCCCAGTTTTCAGGGAATGCCCCGGTTACCGTGCGGTAAAGCGGGAGAAAAGTGATGGGGCGATATTTTACGGTGATGGATTTCATTTTGTTGGTTTATGAAGAGACGCACAGCTGTGCTTTATGAAGAGACGCACGGCCGTGCGTCAGTACGATTTAAATTTTTATGCCCAGAATGTTTTTTTATCGGTATTGTCGCGTCGAAATACGCTGCCGGTTTGGCCTGAATAGGTGGGCCAGTCGGTAGTGTTTGCAGCGAGGTAGCTTTTAAGCTGATCGAGGTAAGCGTTTCCCAATGAACGGTTGCGGGCAGCAAGCAAGGCAATACGATCGGCATTAGCAGGCTGTTTATTTTTACCGCTGATGGTTGTTGCCGACGTACTTTCAAAATACAAGCCTTTTTCGGTGAGATCGGCGCCAGATTCTTCCATCAACATGGCGGTTGACAGGTAGGCAATGGGTTTCCGGATGTACGGAAGAATGGCCAAAACCTTGGCTGCAGGTTCGTCTTTAACCATTTCGGCTTTGATGTAGTCGAAAATAACAGATCCAAGTATTGGATGTATCTCCATATCTTCGACTAATCCGGCATACGATTTCAGGCGCAGAAAAGTAAGGCGGCTGCTGTTGATGTCGATAATTGAATTGAATGTTTTAGTGTTTGGGATAAAGGCCGATTTGATTACGGTCCAGGTTGGCGTTGTGTCGAAATCGTCGAAATACACAATGTTTGTTTCGAGATACTCCAGAGCTTCGTCCATGGCATTGAATCCGGCTGTTTTGAAGTATTCTTTTAGCTCGTCTTCCTGGTAATGATATAAGCCTTTGGTGGTAGTGGTTTCAGTACGCTTAAAACCACTATCTGAAATGGTTGCATTTAGCACCTGAAAACCCATCCAGTAAGCTAAGTGAATAAGCGACTTTTGAATTTTCAGCAAAAGCGCTTCCATTTGCTCTACGTTAAAATCGGACGATCCGGATCCAAGCGGTTTAGCATCGTAATAATCCTGAAGCTGTGTAAACAAACCTGAGCCTAACAATGGCTGAATGTAGGCGGTTTCGGCGTTTGAAATATGTGGTTTTACGCGGTTAAATTCGGTACCGTTGCCAACTACCAAGTGGTTCTGAATTTCGAGGATGGTGGTGAATAGCATGGGAAAAAAGTTTATCAGTTATGAATTATGAGCTATAAGAATATTTTAGAAGAGACGCACAGCCGTGCGTCTGTACAAAAAACGATATCATGATAACGTTTTGGTGGTTCCGGCGCCGGTGTCGAGTGTGGTGAGCACGGTGTTACGGAAACGCCATTCAACGGTTTCAGCGCCTCCATTGTAGCGGTGGTATAGTTCAATGGGATCGAGTATTCCCTGACGGTCGAGCCATGCGTTGGCTACGTTCACCAGGTAAGCCTCGCGGATGTTTGAACCTCCCTGATTTCCGGCGTATGTACCTCCGGGCATTCCGGCGCCCATTACGTTGGGGTTAACCATGATGGCAAACATGATTTCGGAATTGGCAGCGGCTGAAGTAATCAGGTTTTGTTCGTTGCTCAATTTGTTCTCAAGCGGTTTAATGATCCACTGTTCTTCGGCTTTTCCGTTGGTTGGGTTGATTTCGAAAAAAGTGAAGATGGGTTTATCGGCATTGTCGGTTCCACACAGGTTATCTTCAATGCTATCCATATAATCGTTGATGGCTGCTTTTCGTAAATCGGTGGATGCAAATTCGGTTTTCGGAAACTGACGGTCCCAGAACGAATAAGGGATTTGGATGTGCCATTTCCAGGTGATTTGGTTGGCATATGCTTTTTTCAGGAAGTTGGGGATCATACCGGCGATATCGACCCATCCGGCCAGATAAGAAGCGTACCATAGCGGCGAGGAATAATATTCGTTGTTGCTCCAGCTGTCGCGGATGCACATGATGAACGATTTACCTTTGGTTTGATTGGCATACTTCCGGCGCTGAAGGTCGGCAAACGGATCGTATTCGTCGAGCACATCAATGACGGAATATTCTCCTTTACCAGGAGTATCGGGCCATTTTCCGGAAACAATACATTTTTCGACAACTCCCTCTTTATTTGCTTCGCTCAGTCGGCAGTATTTGGCATTGATGGTGTTTATTCCAACAATTTTATCGCCTTCGGCATTCATGAGAAGTTGTACAAACGGAATACCGAGTTTAAGATAATCGCGCAAGGCTTTTTCCATGTAACGGCGCACCATGCGGCTGTTAGCAAATACTGCAAGTGTTTTATCTTCCGGAGCTTTTAACAGTTCGTTGCCTTTTTCGTCGTAGCCTTCTACAGTGCAGGGATATATTCCTTGTCCCAGTGTGAAATTACGGGTAAAACGGAGGCCTGTATTGAGTACGCCTACTTTGCCAATAATTTCATCGGCTTTGGTTGGCCAATCGTTATTTGGTCCCCAACTGGCAATGGTTATATCGTCGACTTTTGTTTTATCGAGGTTGGTGCCGGAAGGTTTTGGCGATTCGGTTTTTTTAGGACGTTCGGTAGGGCCACCTTTTGTAACACCCATGTAGCTTCGTCCTGAAACCATTAACGGGTCGCCTGCATTGTTCCAAAGTATTTCTGCCATCTTGATGTATTTACGATCCTAATTATTTACTATTTATTCATTTACTATTTACTATTGAACCCCATTGCGCTGATTAATGCGCAAATGGTAAATCGTAAATAGTCCAATTATAAATTTCTTCACATTCTTACTTTCATTCCGTTCCATTCAATAAGGCCGTCGATGTGGAACGGGGTAACATGGCCACAGCCTTCGCCCTGTGCATCGACCGGCAATACTCCACGCATCCGGTTTTCTTTCATGTTCATTTTAAGCCCGGCAGCAACGGCCCGGGGCATAAATACGAGTTCGCCGTCTTTCTTCACAAATTTTACGGAGAAGGTAACCTGCTTGCCGTTTGGCGTTTCCTTGACTTCGTATTCGCGGAGGGCAAGGTTACGGCGGATGGTGATGGGCTTCGATACCATAATAGTTCCAAGTTTCAGGTTTCAAGTTCCAAGTTGCCTTCGGAACTGTATTGTGAAAGCGAATATAAATGGATGGTAAACGAGGAGAAAGGACAGAAAAAAGAAGACCAGAGACGGAAGTCAGAAGACGGGAACAAAAAAAGCCCCGAAGGGCTTAGAATAGGGTGAGCTGTTGTGTTTTTACCGGAGTCAGTAAATCGTCAAAAAGATCAGATTCAGAAGAGATCCCGAAACAAGTTCGGGATGACGTTACGAGTTGCGGGTTACATTTTACGTTTTCGGGTAATTTTAGTACGATTTGGCTTTGTGATTCGGTGATTGGTATGATGTATGGATTGCCATGTCCGGGATATGGACGGACTTGCCAGGCGCCGTAAAACTGGTTCGAGAGTGAGTTCATCCAGGCAACTTCTCCAAACATACCGTTCAGGCACATGTTGATCACGCACATCATTGCACAGTTACGGTCGACATCGGCACCGTAAAACAATGCATTGCGGTTGATCTTTGCGGCTGCCATCAGAATGCGACCGGATCCGCAAGCGCAATCCAAAACCCGTTGTCCAAAGCCGATAGGTTCATTCATACGTGCCATCAGTTCGCAGATATGTTCCGGAGTGAAGAACTGGCCGTTGTGACCGTGCGAGATATGTTCCATGAAGAAGTCACCGAAAACGTCGCGTAATCCTTCGCCGTGATCGTCCATCTCCATCACCAGTGCGCCAAACGCTTCGGCCATGAGGTAGGCTTCTGGTTTATCGTAACGGCGCACGATTTCGAGGTAACGGGCTTCCATGGCTCCCAACGACAGGGCGCAAACGGTCATTTCTAAAAAGTCGCTGAATACATTACTGATGCTGTTCCGACGCGCCAATTGCTGCATGTACTGGGCAAATGATTTTTGTTTTTCCATGATTTTTTTTACATCAATCCTTCGTCGGCAAATGAGAAGTAAGATTCGGAGGTAACAATGAGGTGATCCAGTACCGGAATATCGAGAACCTTACCGGCTTCGCGGATCTTCTTCGTCAGTTCCTTGTCGGCTTCGCTGGGCACCAGGTTACCTGACGGATGGTTATGAGAAAGTATGATGCTGCAGGCGTTTGATTTCAGCGCGGTTTGCATGATGATTTTCACATCGGCCATGGTTCCGGAAACACCACCAACTGAAATCTGACAGTAACCCAGCACTTTGTTGTTCCGGTTCAGGCAAAGGATGTAGAAGAATTCGCGGTAATCCAGGCTTGGAAAAACATCTTGTAAATAGTAGTAAGCATCGGACGATGTAACCACCTTTGGCAATTCGGATGCTTTGTACTTCGGTTTGTACGTGATTTCGATTTCTGCTAAAGTTGAATTGTACATTGGCACCTGGGTAAATAAATTCGTTTGCATTTTTTGCACCGCTGCCCTGCGGATTTATGTAGGCTGGCTCTCCTGTTAATTTTGAGCCATTACACATTGAGCAGCGCGGAATCTTGTCAAGGGTAGTTCAGTAAAGTCAGGTAAAAACCCCTTGACTTTTCCGGGATGCGATCAATAACTTCGGAGCAAAATTGAGTGAGAGAGAGACCCACTCTGATTTATTGAGGGATTGAATTACTGATTTTTGGGCATAAAAAAAGGAGGTTTTCGCCTCCTGAAATTCGAAGTTGATCCGGTTAATTTCCGTAGCAACTGATGTAAGCGTTGTACTCGAAGCTTACGAGTTCCTGATCGAGTAATTCGAGTACAACTTCGAAGTAGATTGAATCGAGGTACTGGGTGAAGGCATCCCAAAGGTTCTGACGTTTTTCCTGATCATCGGTATTTGATTTTATTCGATAAGTTTTCATACGAAAGTTTTTAAAGGGTTAAAAAAAGCCCCCGATTTCTCAGGGGCAATCTGTTTTAGAAAGGAAGATCATCTTCGGCAGGCTGTTTCTTCGATTTCTTTTTGCCTGTTGTGTTTTGTTTTTCTGACTTTTGGTCTTTAGCGGGTTCGCTTTGTTCTTTGGTCTGGTAATAACAGGTGTGAGTACGGTTGAATTTGTCGGGGCTTTTCATTTTAGCCACTTCAAACGAGAGGTAGGTGATTCCGTTCTTTTCGAACGTTGCCTTTAGGGCGTCTTCCATTGGTATTACTACTTTCACGATGTCGAGGTCATTGACCTGAGTTCCTTTACCGATGTAATGTTTTTCAAAAGTTGTCATAACTGAAAAGTTTAAGTTAAAAAATGATATGCAGGTAATCGGCTACTTGAACCTGAGCCGACAAGGAGGAACTGGAATACCGGAACGTAGCGAGGATATGCCGGGAAAATCCTTGACGGGTTCCACTTCTCAGAGATCAAGGAAGCCACCTTAGCAGATTATTTAGCGAACTAAACCAGGCATGACCTACTTTGAACATTGCCATTGGTAAGGGTTATGAAGGTGATTGAGGATGTCGGAAGTAGGAAGATGGGAGACTGGAGACGGAAAACATTCGGAATGGAATTCACATCTAAGTGAAATGTGGGTGAAAAAACCTGACCAACGGACTTATACCATTACCCAGGCCAATAAGCGAAACTGCGCCGGAAGGCGAAATAAACGAAGGGCAAATGGAAAAATGCCTGAAGGTGGTTGTCCTAATAGATTGCCCGGGGAATTAGGGGAGTATAAACCTTAAAACTGAAGTATGAATCTTTGGTTGACGAACAAAAAAGGGGAGCGCTAGCTCCCCCTTTGGTTAAAGATTGATCAGTTCTTCAACGTCATGCACCTTGGTGTCGAGCGTCCGTTTCATTTCGTCGATCACGGAGCTGATCACTGCCGAATTTGAGGTTTTGAACTCGTTTCCGTTAGCATCCCGCAGACTGATGACAGAGCTCAGCGAATCGGCCCCGATCTGGAAGGTCTGCAACTTCCGGCGCGAATCATTCAGAGTTTTCCAGCGGTCGATCAACATCGACAGATCTTCAACCCGCTGGATCCGTTCCTCCAGTGTCAGCTTGCGAGGTTCTTCAACTACGTCTTTCACAACGGTCATCACTGGAGCAACTTCTACCACTTCAACAACTTCAGCAACTGGTGCTTTTTCAGCATTGTTTGTTTTTCCCATAACAGTTTGCCGCTGCCCTGCGGACTTATCTTGGCATCTGGCTCAGCCGGTTAAAAATAAATTACGGGTAATCACCATTGAGCCAGGCGGATTCTAGTCAAGGGTAGTTCGGATAAGCCAGGTTAAAACCCCTTGACTTTTCCGGGCGGCGATCAATACCTTTGCCCGCAATTTGAGTGTAACTACTTTCTCCGCACAATACCGGTGAGCCTGATAAGAGCGACTAAAAAGGGGCGAAGCCCCTTGAATTATAAACCCGGATCGGCATCTGAATACGATTCATCGCCATGGCCGGTACCACCCATATCTTCATCCTGGTTACAGATTTCCAAATGTTCGATGTAAGAGTCACATACTGAACAATCACCGTCTTGTCTTATACAATACATAGTTAAATGCCGCTGCCCTGCGGACTTATGTAGGCATCTGGCACGCCTGGTTAGTTATTGTAAATGGTTTGATTTTTCGAACTCTGATTCAATCTTTTGTGATCCCCAGAAGTCACGCATTTCATCCATCGATTGAATCTTACCGTTTTTCTTTCGGTACTCACCTTTGTGCCAGTACCAGGCAGCTTTGGGATGTGAGAACCAGAAGCCTTCTCCTTTCAGCGTTTCACGGACCGCAAAAGTGTTTCCGGTAATCCATATCCACGAACCGATCATCTCAATTTCAATTCCTTGAATGAAGATTATGCGGTCAAGCTTCTGCCTGATTTCTTCGGAAACCTGTTGCTCATATTCCTTCCTCGATTCAGAAAAGTCAGGATTGCTGTTGATCAGCTTTTTTGAAAGGCGCTCATACTGATCATTGAGTATTTGCATCAGCACCGTGTCGCCACCTTTGTCCGGATGATAGATAAAAGCAAGGCGACGATATTCCTTGCGCAATTCATCCAGCGTCTTAATTCCCTCGAAAAATTTCATTGTCATCACCGCTGCCCTGCGGATTTATTTTGGCTGGCTCTCCTGTTAATTTTGAGCCATACACACATTGAGCAGCACGGATTTTGTCAAGGGTAGCTCAGTAAAACCAGATAAAAACCCCTTGACTTTTCCGGGATGCGATCAATAACTTCGGAGCAAAATTGGAGGAGAGACAACACCTCTCTGCCCTGTGGGCGTATAGTCGGCAGTCTCTTTTGGTTCTTTTCTCTGTGCCTTGCGGAAAATCTAAGTAGCAAAATCAGAGAAAAGAACTGCGCGAAA